GTTGGCACCTTCTGATCCGCTCTTCTCGGTCACGGCGTTCATGTGCGTCTTCAACGAAGCCGACATTCTGCCGTGGACTCTGGAGCACCTGCTCAAACAGGGCATCGATGTGCATGTCATCGACAACTGGTCCACGGACGGCAGCGACAAGATCGCCCAACAGTTCCCGCTGGCCGGGTTTGAGCAGTTTCCCGCCGAGGGCGACGGAGGCACATACCGATGGCGCCAGCTTCTCCAGCGGGTCGAGGTACTGGCGAAGGACTCGCGGGCTTCGTGGTGCGTTCATCATGACGCCGACGAGATCCGGCGAAGCCCGCGGCCGGGCGAGTCGCTTCTCGAAGCGTTCAGACGGATGGACCGGGATGGCTACAACGCAGCAGACCACAGGGTGTATTGTTTCCACCCGGTCGATGAGCTTTACGCCGGCAATCCCGAGGCGCACTTCCGCTGCTACACGGACGACGGCGTGGACAACAGGCTTCCGCACATCAAGGCCTGGAAGAATCAGAGCCGCGTTTCACTCGCTGCGAGCGGCGGGCACCAGGCGCAGTTCGAAGGCCGGAGCGTTTGCCCGGAGCCGCTGATCCTGAAGCACTACCCCATCCGGTCGTCGGAACAGGGAGCGCGAAAAGTCCTTACCGAGCGCGTGCCTCGCTTCGATCCGGTGGAACGAGCGATGAGCTGGCATGTCCAGTACGACCGCCTGGCCCAGACGAGACAGTGGGTCCGCGATCCTCAAACGCTTCGGGAGTGGAGCCAAACGAAGGACACAACAACATGCAATTCGGCGGCATAGGCTCTGGCGTTTACGGACCAAACGGGGGCCTCTATGGCTGGCTGGAGAGCTACGGGAGCCTTACGCTCACCGACTCGTCGCCAGTCCAATCCTTCGTTGAGCCTTTCACGCTCGACGAAGTGAAGTCGTTCCTGAAGGTGCCCGCGCGGTCGCCGACAGATCCGGACGAAGACGAGCTGATCACCGAACTGATCTCCGCCGCGCGCGTCCAGGCCGAGTATATGCAGGGCCGGGATCTGGTGCAGAAGCAGTGGGACCTGTCGCTCGATTTCTGGCTCGACTACTTCATCAAATTGCGCGCGCCGCTCGTCTCGGTGGACCTGTTCACGACCACTGACAACACCGGCCTGGTCACGACACTGGCTCAGAATGTCGATTTCATCGTGGATACGAAAAAGAGTCCCGGCGTTGTGACGCCGCCTTATAACTCGATGTGGCCAGTGTTCACGCCGTGGCCTTCCTCCGCGATCCTCATCCGCTACACCAGCGGCTTCGCCAACGGCTCCGTGTTCTGGCAGGCTGACGGGCGAACCATCAAGGTCGGGATGAAGCGGCTGATTAACGACTGGTTCACCGGCAGACTGCCGTTCGAAAGGAACTTCGATCCGACTCGCGAGCTGCCCTTTGGCGTCACCACAATGCTCTCGCAGGGAACGCTGAAGCACGTCGGCTAAGGAACGTCATGAAATGGCCCACCCTGGATTCCGGCGAGATGCGCCACCAGATCACCATCCTCGGGCAGGCGCCTTCGTCGGACGTGTCTGGCAGCACCGTAACAATGGCTCCAATATTGACCTGTTACGCGAAGATCGAGCCGGTTCGCGGGGTCGACGTGATCAAGTCCGGGCAGGAGACGACGCAGCTTTTCCTTACCCTCTCGATCTGGTGGCAGGCGGGGATCGTCGCCAACATGCAGGTGCAGGCGTTAAACGGCCTGTATCTGATCCAGTCCGTCGAGAACCTTCTTGAACTCGACGTTGTGCTGAAGCTGAACTGCCTCGCGATCGGCAAGAACTTGTAGGACCGGGTGGTTCCCGCCCGCCAAACCCATGGACATCACGGTTGAAGTACAGGGCCTCAAAGGGGTCGAGGACGCGCTCGCGCAGGCGGGGCCGAAGCTGGCGAAGCGTGCGCTCCGCAAGGCTCTGAAGGCCGGGGGCGAATTGATGGTCGCCGGCGCGAAGAGCCGCGCGCCGCTTCTGAAGGAGGCCACGAAGCGTCGGCAGCCGGGCGAACTTCGCGACTCCATCGGAATGAAGATCGTTCTCTCGGCGAAGCAGGAGTCGGGTACGGTCACCATCGGCCCGCTAAAGGACAAGTCGAAGGGCAAGGATTCGCCGGGCACGTGGGGCATGTTCGTCGAGTTCGGATCGGTGCACGGCGCAGCGCAGCCGTTCATGCGGCCGGGGTTCGATTCGTCCAGCCAGGCCGCGCTTGAGGCATTCACCGAAGTCATCCGCGAAGGCGTGGAAACGCTCAACAAATGATCGAACAGGGACTCGTGATGCTCGTGCAGGCGTCGCCTGCGGTCCAGGCCATTGCTCCGGGCAGCGGCTTCTTCGCGGAGGCGCCGAAGGATCACGCGCTGCCGCTCTGGACCTACATCTCCGCGTCGGAGGTACAGCCCTACACGCTCGACGGCACGCACGGGTTTATCAACCGCCGAGTCCAGATCAACTGCGACGGCGCGATTGCTGCCGACTGCATCCTTCTCGCCAGGGCTATTGACGACGTTCTGAGCGGGTTTAGCGGTATCCTCCCGGACCCGGACGAGACAGCGGTCCATGGCTGCTTCCGAACGAACGTAGTCGACTTCTTCGATGACCCAGGCCGAACGTCACGGCGAATTCTTGAGTACGAAATCTGGTTCACCCAGACCTAAAAGGAGCTTCACAAAATGCCGCAGTCCAAAGCGAACACCGGCTACAAAGCGACGTTCGGAATCGGCGACAACGCGAGTCCGATCGATTACACCATCATGGCCGAGTTGGCGAGCATCAAGCCGTCCAACTTCTCCATTCCGGCGATTGACACGACGCACCTCCAGTCGCCTAACGCAACAGAAGAGATGATCCCCGGTCTGATCAAGCCCGGTACGATCGCGCTTTCCGGGAACTTCACGGGCGACACCAGCCAGCTCAACATCAGCACCCTCGCGCAGTCCCAGACTGTCTTCCCGTGGCAGGTCATCTCGCCCATCAATAAGGGTACTCAGGTATATACGGCGACGGGCTTCGGCTTCATCTCGAAGTACGAGACCGGGCCGTTCGAACCCAACAAGAAGATCGACTTCGCCGCAGACATTCAGATCACCGGCAACATCACGGAGACGGTCGTTTAAGCCCATGGCGAGAAAGATTGCCGACAAACTCGTCCAGAAGGTGGAGATCCTTCTCGACGGCAAAGCCTGGCCCATCGTCATCACGCACAACGTCCTCATCGAGTGCGAAGATCTGACCGGGCTGAACGTTCTCTCCGGGGACGCAAACCTCGTCCGTCCGTCTGCGAAGCTCATGCGCGCACTGCTCTTTCTGGCTTTGCAGCGCGCGGGCGCGAAGTACACGATCGAGGAGGTCGGAGACTTCATCACTCCGCACAACCTCGTGACGATTCAGCGGGGCATCCTCGCCGCGTGGGCCGCAGCGCTTCCGGCGCCGGGCGAAGTGGACGCCGATCCCGCAAACCCTACCAAAGCGGCAGAGTAGATCCGCCGCGCACATGGCTGGATGCCTGGGCAATCGCCCGGCACGACCTCGGGCTCTCTTCCGAGGAGTGGCTGGAGATGACACCCCGCCAGGTCCACGCTCTCCTCAAGAGGCAGGTGATCGCGTGGCAGCGAGAAGAGCTGCTCGTCGGAATCATCGCCTCCACGACTGCCAACTTCAGCTTCTGCCGGCCGGACGAGCCGCTCGAAGCAGAGTCGTTCATGCTCCATCCCTTGACGAAGGAGGCTGAGGGTCTTACCGGCGAAGACGTGATGGCCGCGTTCTCGCGCTTTCCAAAAACCAAACCCGCGGACAAATCATGAGCATAGTCGTCGGAACACTCACCATCGACCTGAAGGCCAATACAGCCTCGTTCAGTCAGTCGATGGACAAGATGAGCCAGTTGTCCGCGAAGAGCGCGAACGACATCAAACGCTCGCTTGAGAAGATCGCCACCGCGGGGCTGGCTCTCGCCACGGGCCTGGCCGCGGGCACCGCAGCGCTGATCGAGACCAGCATCGACACCATAGGCTCGCTCAGCCGTTTGTCGCAGGCCACTGGCACCACGGTGGAGAAGTTTTCCGCGCTCGCGTATGCCGCGCGCATCAGCCACGTCGAGGTCGACGACATGGCGAAAGGAATGGAGAAGCTGGCGAAGTCGGCCTTCGGCGCGCAGAACGGGAACGCCGGATTGCAGCGGATCTTCGGTCGCCTCGGGGTCTCTGTATCCGATTCCAATGGGCACCTGAAGGACACATCGGAGCTGTTCACCGAAGTCGCAGTCAAGTTCTCCGGGATGGCGAATGGTGCCGGTAAAACTGCGCTCGCGATGGCCCTGTTCGGCAAGGCTGGCGCCGCCATGATCCCGATGCTCAACGAGCTGGGAAAGAATCAGGTTCGGCTCACCGAGGAGGCCACGCGGTTCGGTCTGGTGATCGGCGGCGACGTTGCTGCGAAGGCGCACCAGTTCCACGAGGTTCTGACCCAGCTCCACGCTGCGCAGATCGGCTTCGGCATCCAGCTCACTGCTGCCGTTCTTCCCGCGCTGCTGAAGTTGAGCGAGCGCTTGCAGGATCTCGGCAAGGACTTCGACATTCCGAAGCTGGCGCAGGAGTTCGGGCAGAAGCTCACCACCGCCATCAACGCTGTTGGCACGGCGTTCGAATTCGCAGTGAAGCACGCCCACGCGCTTAAGCTGGCTCTCGAAGCGCTGGCGGGCCTCCAGCTCGCGAAGATCGCCATTCCTCTGATCGCAGACCTTGCAGGAGGCGGTCTCGCCAAGGCAGGTGAGGGCATCGCGAAGCTGTTCATCGGATTCGCCGGCCTCGGGAAGGTGCTCCCGGCTCTCGCCGAATTCGCGAGCTTCCTCAAGACAGCGATCTGGATGGTCGGTTCGCTGGCCGCAGAGGAAGGGATCGCCTCGGCCGCTGGCTACGGTCTTGCCGCGGCGGTGGCCGCGGTGGGCGGGCCAGTGACGATTGCGATTGCTGCCGTTGCGGGAATCATCCTGCTGTTGTATAAGTTCCGCGACGCCACCTTCAGCCTCGGCGGTACGACCTACCAGCTGCGCGATATCTGGAACGCCACGTGGATCGTAATGGGCAACGTATTCACCTGGGTCGGCGACACCTTCCACAAGGTTGTGGACTTCATGAAAGGCGTGTGGAACGGCTTCATGAAGATGCTGTCCGACAACATCATCGTTCAGATTTTCAAGACGGCGTTCACCGCAGTACTGGAGTTCGCGCGAAAGATACTCGGCGCGCTGGTCCCGCAGTTTGTCATCGACGCTCTGAACCAGGCGAAGGCGGCACGGTTGGCTCCGGCGAAGAAACCCGCCGAGGTCGGCGGGCCAGCCCGGCCGGAATTGCCCGAGCCCGACACCGAAGGCCTCGGTGCTCCAAAGAAGGAGAAGCGGGACATTTATGGCGACGAGATCCTGAAGCTGAACGAGCTGATTGAGGCGCAGAAGGCTTACCTCAAAGTCCTGGACGGAACGCCCGAAGAGATCGCCGCTGTGGCTGCCGCGGAAAAGGCGGCTGCGATCATCCTCGAACTCGACACGAAGCTCCTCGACGAGAAGCGGCCGGCTCTCACAAGCGCAGAAAAGGCCACCATCAGCTACAAGGTCGCTCTCGAAGAATCGCTCAAGGCGCTCAACGAGTACGGCAAGGAGCTGGTCTCTCAGCAGCACTCTGCCGACCTGTCGATACAGGAGACGCGCGCGCTGGCGGCGGCAAACCTCGAAGGTGAGGCCGCTGTTCGGCGCGCGGTCGTGGCGAACGCCATCCTCGGCCTGACGTACAACCGGACTGCCGAGCAACTGAAGCAGATGGCTCCCGAGCTGGCGAAGCTGGACGCTCTCCTGAGCCGTAAGCAGACCACGGACCTCGTGGAGTCGACCAATAAGGAGATCTTCGCCCTTCAGCAGGAAGTCGCGATGAAGCGAATTTCCGTCGACGCTGCCGGGCAGTTCGTGGACGCTCAGAGGCAGGCCGCTCTCATGGTCAAGCTGTACCTGATCAACCAGCAGCTCGCCACTGCGACCGACATCGAAGCCATCGCTGCGCTGCAAAAGAAACGCCAACTGATCATTGACCTTACGAAGGCCGAGTGGTCGGAGGAGGATGCCAAAGCGGCAATCGCTCTCCGGTCTCCGGTTGAACAATACCAGGAGGAAATTAACCAGCTCAACCGCGAAGTCGCGGCCATGAAGACAGCCCAGGGCGGCAACCTCACCTACGGCCAGTCGATGCAGGTGGCGGCAAAGGCTCAGGACGCATTCAACAAGACCACAGACGAAACTGTGGCTCTGCTCCTTCGCTTCGGCGGGGTCCGGGAAGGGGTCGACGCGTTCTTTCTCGATATGCAGAAGTCGGCGAAGAGCACGGCCTCGATCATTTACGAGGCTCTGAACTCCACCTTCGACAAGCTGGCGGCGAACCTGACCGCGCTCGTGACGGGCGGCAAGACCAGCTTCGCGAAGATGTTCCAGGACATCGGCAAGCAAATGCTCGACTCGACGATTAAGCAGGGACTCCAGAAGGGC